TTAATTGTTGATGGTGGAGTGGGAATTGTTAAAAATTTAAATGTCAGTGGGGTTGAACGTATCACAAATATAACAGTATCAACATCTCAAACAACAGGGTCACTAGTTGTAAATGGTGGTGTTGGAGTTGGTGGTGATATATGCCTTAAAGGGACTTTAAAAGGTAGTATTTATAATATTTGGAGTTTCTTATTTTCAGTTTCAGGGTGTGCAAGCGGTACTATTAATGGAGAAATGGTACAAGTCGGTAATATTATATGTATTCAAGTGGGGGGTGCAACATTTGATGTTACGTCAGATGATTACTTATTCTTGTCTGGAGTTTCGAGCGATTTCCCCAAAGTGGATATTTCGGGGTCAATTCCGATCGTAGTTGGAGTTGGAACATCCAACGTTTCAGGAACATATAAGATCGCGCACTCTAATGGAGGAATAAAAATCGCATATCTTAATGAAACGACTTTTTCTACCGGCGCGTCTTTAACTATTCCGAGTTTTACAATTACATATATTATCGACGGCTTTGGCAGCAGTTAAACAAATTAATAATTCTTTTCCAAAATGGTATATATGGTATTATATGAATAATGGGGGTAATTTCATCTCCATAAGTATAATAAGTTTTATTTCGAGAACAATACAATGTTTTCATTTAAATATATATTAAACACATAATATATATGGAACGTTTTGAAAATTACATAAAAAAAATATATGCCGGTAGTGTATGGGGTTTAACTCCATTAGAACAGGCTATGTATAAAGAAGATAAGGAAAGGGGTCTTAATTTAAAAAATACTGGGACTTCTATATACTGGGACAAAGAAAGGGCGATCAGAGATAGATTGAAGAGACCTAATTATTATAAAGTTAAAGTTTATTTTTAATATCGATCCATCTTTGAAGCCATTCATTATATTCTTCATCGGTAAAATTATCACGTGAAAATTTATCACACATCACATTATCAAATAAATATATTTTTTCATCTTTTTTCGGATAATTTAGAATATGTTTTTCCATTATAATATACTCAGATATAAAAAAATTTGCCCGACATATTTTTATTTTATATATATTCTATCGGTTTATTTATTTAACTTATAATTATCCTTTTTAGGTCTGTTTTATTAGTTTATTTATCTTATAGTTTAAATAAATTATTATTATAACCAAAAAAAATTTGGTGTTATTGTTTTTATTTTCTTTCTGTATTATATACACATAAATATGGAAAAAGAAATAAATGATTTAGAAAGCGATATTGTATCATACAATGAAATAATAAAAAAAACGGAAAATAAAATAATAGAACTCAAAAAAATACTTAAGGATGAAGATGTGAAAAAAAATAGTTATAATTGTTCTTCATGTGAATATACTTACGACGTGCGAATCGAACCACCAAAGAAATGCAATGAATGTAATAGTGATACAGTGTGTACTAAATGTTGGAGTATGTGGGGGATTTGTAAAAAATGTAAAAATGTTCCAGATATAGCCCTAAAATTATTAAAAAAAAAAATAGAATGCATTTTTGAATATTCAGATGATGAATGTGATGAGTACAGATGTGATTATTGTAGAGATTGTTTACATCATAAACTAGAATATAATAAACTTCTACATAAAATTAAGAAGTATATTAATATATTTGATAAGTAATAAATATTTTTAATCCTTTTTATTTTCAATCCATATATTATAAAATGGAAGAAATTGAAATATTAAGAAATAATAATATTTTCGATAATTTTATTTGTGATGAAATTCAAAGGCATTTAATACAATCAAGAATTAATGATTTCCGCCCCGTTTGTGATGAGTTAAAACAATATATAAATAAAATTAGGGATATGACTCCCGATCATAAACCTTTTAACCTTGATAAAAATGATTTTAGTATTATACAAATGAGAATACTTAGCGGTTTTACAAATTTCCCCTACTTTAATGATTGGCAATTACCAATAATTCGTAATGAAAGAGGTTATAATTGTGATATTCTTGGACGTTTATGTAAATTTTATAACTATGAAAAGTCTTTGCAAATGTATAATACTAGATTATATAGGGATATTTTTAATAAGAGTTTTAATAGATTAGAATATCTGATTCGAAATATAATGACCATGGATAAGAATTACCATTATGACCCCGATGATGATATAGAAGAATAATTTTTAATCCTTTTAATTTTCTATTCATATTATATAAATAGAAATGGAAATGGATCATGAAGTGAATTTAAACAACCTTTTATACAAGGTTATCAAATATAAATACACAAATGATAAATATAGAGTAATGAAAATTAAAAACGGCGTTTTTAGTGTTTATGAAATTAAAAATTTTGATGGTATGCCTAATATGCAAAGAAAAAAGAAAATTCATATTAATGACTTGTTTCAATACTATAATCCAGTGGTTGATCGTTCATTTTGGTAAATTTAACCCGGTTTTCCTTAATTTTTTCTCCTATGCGGTCTTTTAGTTTTGTTAAAGCGATTTTAAATGATCTATCGCTTTTCTTATATTTTACTTCAAAGTCTTCAAATTTCATTTTACCCCCCTCTTCTCCAACTCTTACAACTATCTCTATGTTAATTGTTTCTTCCATTATATATATAGTTTAGAAAATAAATTAATCCATTTTAATTTATATGATTATTATATAATGGTGTGTTTTGGTTATCTTCGTGTATCTACTGAAAAACAAGATGTAGAGAATAATCGTAATGAAATTTCTAAATTAGCAAAAAGTAAAGGCTATGATAATGTTGTATGGATTAGTGAAACTGTATCAGGGCGTAAAGATTGGAATAAAAGGAAATTAGGAGAAGAATTTAAAAAAATGAAAGCCGGTGATATTATCATTATGTCTGAATATAGTCGCATTGGAAGAGATTTTTTAAATTCAATGAGTTTTATTCATGAATGTAGAAATAAGAAAATAGAAGTATTATCAACTGTTGGAGATATCCCTATTAATAATGACGCTAATAGTAATTTATTAATGGCTGTTACTGCTTGGAAGGCTCAAACAGAAAGGGAATTAATAGCATATAGAACTAAAATAGGCATTGCTTGTGCTCGTGCTCGTGGTTCTATTTTAGGTCGTAAAAAAGTAATGGTTTTAGATAAAGACCCCTTAAATATTGAAAGAATTAGAGAAGATATTAAAAAAGGGATTATGTTGAAAAATATTTCGGAAAATTATAAATGTTCTACTGTCACATTAAGAAAATTTATTAATAAACATAATCTAAAAGTGTAAATTTAATTCCAACTCATAAAGGTAATTTTCAAGGGGTGTAACAGGGTGTCACAATGTCACAGAAAAACGGAGTTATTTTGGGTAATTCATTATAGTTAGTTTTCACGGGGGGTACCCCCCCCCCTCAAATATATTTTCTATGGTACTTTGTATATTAACCCGTTACTCTGTTACACTTGTTACAGTCTGTTACATAATATATATAAATTATATATTGTAAATATATAAGAATGTGTGACTGTTGTTGTTATGATGATATTGAATGGTTAATTCATGAAATTTCATATTTAGAGAAAGAGAATAACGAATTAAAATATGAAATAGGATTACGCGAACATAAGAAAAAATATATGGAATGTATGTTTGATATACATCATGCATGGATTGATATGAAATATAAAAAATATAAAAATATAATTAAAAAAAATAATATATGGTTAATATGAGGAGTGATTATGGATAAACACGTATTCCATAATAGGGATTTCAATCCGAAACTCTTAGGAGCGTGGTTTTAATGCATTTTATTTTTTGCGATAATTAAATCCCGTTGTAAAGATTACAACGCGATTTTATATATTTAATATATAATGGACGAAATAGATGAGAATATATGGGGAATCGTACATAAAGTTAATTTATATAGATGTCTTTTACAAATGAAAAGAAGAGATATTAAAAATTTATACAGTTATGATGATACTTTTACATCTGTTAATAAATTAGGGTTTGTGTTGAAATATCATGAAATGATTAGACCTAATACCCCTATGAAATTAATTAGAAATTATATTCATAATAGGATTATTAAAAATTATAGTTTTAGGGGTTTTCTTAAATATATGCGTGTTATTGAAATATTACTTGATAGATTCAATATATTAAAAGATAAAAAAAATTGTGAAGCAATTTTTTATGATTGGTGTCCAAAATTAATTACTAATATTCAAAAAAATTTATAATTTGCAAGTTGTTTATTATTCATCTTTGAAATAATCCAAATTATCATTATTTTTATTTTTTATTTTAATTCCAAAAAATCCCCTTGCTCTTTCCCCATTAATTTGCTTTTGTTTGTATGCTAATTTCATATTTTTAGTTAAGAATGATTTGATTTTAATAGAACTCATTTCCGGATATTTCTTATTAACCGCTTCATAAATTTCCGCTGATGTTGTAAATATTTTCGGGTCTGAATAATCAAAACATTCTTTATAAAATAGTAATTCATCGCCCGCATCAATTCTGAATTCCTTTGAGGCGTTTTTAACATCATCTGTATTGTTAACTGGTTTATTTTGATAATTTTCGAATACTAACTGAATAAAGGCATTAATATATTTATCGTCATTAAGTTTCTCTTTTAAATTAATAATTGCCTTCTTCTCGTATGGTTGAAGATCTTTATTTTGTTTCTTTTCTTTATATTCTTCGGGCATTATAAATTTATTAGGAAATTCGAATAGTGTCATATGTTGGCATGTATCAACAGGCTTAATTTCTGGTAAATCATTCATAAACATTATAAGGCGACCATTAAATATGAAATCGATTTCCGATTTATGAAGTGCTCTCGCTTTTTGAACATCACCCCCTGACATTAGAGATTTAATTAATACACCATTTATGATCGCTTTATCGTTTCCGTTATCAATATCGCATTCATTTGCAAATAGTAGACGGCTCCATATATGCGGTAATAACCACATTCTATTTTTTGCTTCATCTGAAATACCGATACGTTTTGACCCTATGAAATTGTTAGCGTTTACTTCCGTTGCATAAACTCCGAATGCTTGTGTAAATAATTTTGTTAAAATACCTTTTCCACAGTCTCTAAGGCCTGTCCCAATAATAAAATCTTTATCTTCTATACAACCTGCTAGTCCTCGTGCTCCATGTTGTAGCATGTTTATAGTCTGTTTTTCATCATTAAATATTGAATTTATTATTTTCATTATTTCTTCCCTTGTTGTATTATCTACCGTAGAGTTGTATTTCCTATTTATTCTAATAGGTGTCATATCTTCTTGTGTTTCTTGTCTGAATTTACCTATTGAAAAATCATAAACGCCATCACTAAAGAATATCTTACCTTTAGAACTTAAGCGAATAGTTTCAATAAGATTATCATTTATTGGTGAAGTGTATTTTATTAAACTCAAAAGAGTTCTAACTCCTGTTATATCTTTTGAATATGGTTTTACGTTCCCGCTAGATGTTTCCATGATAATATCCATATTCATAACAGTATTCGCGATTTCCCTATCGACTTCAGTTTCATTATTGGTCCATATTTTAGTTAACTTTGTTTTTACATAGATGATATTTTTACATGAGTAAATATAGCCTTCCATTTTTTCAAGTAGTTTATCGCATGCTTCTTTGTCGTTTTTTACTACAATACGCATATTATCAAAATATTGTGTATATTTATCGTTTTCTTTTCCCCAATAATGCAGCGATTTTAGAGAATATTTATGTTCTATCTGTTCTGTTTTTGATTCGCAATTATCATATAATGATTTAAGTATGTTTTCTTTATTGTATGCTTGATGATGACGATATAATGTGTAAAGATCATATTTATTAATCAGTTCTTTGTAATCTAAATTATTTTGCATTGATGCATTTACAACAGCGAACATAAAATTCCTGAAATCTTCATATTTCATTTTATCTTTTTCTTCTGAATCGCATAATGTATGCTTTTTATTTTGGATACATTCAATAATTAGTTTACACAATATTTCGACATCCTCATTTTCATTCGCATTATTTTTCCTTACTATATCTCCTACATGCGACTCAATTTTAATTACTTCTTTTTCAATTTTTTTAACGGGTTTTAGTTGTTTGTTTGGAACTTCGTTTAATATATTATAATCTTCACAAATGTTCTGTATTAAATACTCTTTTAATGGTAATTCTTTTTGGTGATACCATTTAGCACTCTCTAAAGGTCTATTTTGCCCTAATTTAGTTGATTTTATCATCCTCATGCATCTATTAGAAGAACATACGGATGTATCAAAAACATTTTTATTGTCGGGGTAATGTGATTCACAGAAGTAATTTAATTCATTGTACCAATCTTTCATAATAATTTCATTTAAAAACCCCCTATTTCTATTTATTATATGTAGACTTACTTTTCCTTTTTTTGAACTGTCAGTAATAGCCCAATCTGGCTTAGTCTTTATCTTATGTAGTATTAAAAAGTTATCATATATTTTAGCGAATTCATTAAAAATATCTTGCGATGATTTTTCAGTTTCATTATCAATATCATAATATTCCATTCTTGGACTTCCTTTAGTTATCAATTCATAAAAAGAATAATTATTCGATTTTGTGTATTTTGCGATGAAGTCATCGATTTCCATAGGTTCTCCATATGCCTTTACACATAGGTTTTGTTTGTTTAACCTATCAGTTGCGTAGTAAAAATTTTTTTTCTCGGTTCCTTGCTTAATTGCTTCTTCTTGTCTAAAGTAGAATTTAAATTCGTTAATTTCCATCTTTATTATATAATAGAATTATATAATAATCTATAGTTTTTTATTTTTATATCTAAACGCATAATAGATTTATTACATTATTTTTGTTGGCTTCATCTTTTTCTCCGTTCTTTTTTATTTCTCTCATTTTCTTTGCATATGCATTTTTTATTTCTCTTTGTCTTTCTATAAAATCCTTGTCATTTTTATTTCTATCATAATATGCTTTGCTTGCCCTCCTTTGATATTCGGATGTTTTATAAACTTTATCCATTATATAGATTTATATAATAAACCTATATATTTTTTTTTTAAAATTAAACTCACTATTGTTTTACATTTGCAGTTATACCATATTCTCCTTTTTGATTTTTCCAAACATAATTAAATGATACTGTTAAATCTTTTGTTATATTTGTATCCATATCGTTTTTAAAACTACTTACTTTTATTTTACCAAAGTTTAGCATTTGTTTATATATTAAATCCTTTCGAGAGAATTTTTCTATTAATGTTTTATCTATTTGTTTAATTAATTTATTAAGGTCATAATCGCTTACTGTCATTTGCATATTATTGTATTTGTCTAATGTTATTTTTTCTCTTGCTTTAATTATTGGTGTTACTTCTCCTATTTTTAAAAAAAACTTACCTTCTGATATTTCAACATTTATTTTATCTAAATCCAAATTATATTTATTACCTAAGCAATTTATACATAATCCATCTGTTATACTTTTATAGCATTTTTCACAATATATTTTTTCGCAATCGGAACATAAATTAATATCTCTTCTCTTGTGTATTTTCTTACATACTCCGCATGTCTTTTTAATGCCAGTTCTTATAAATTGTTTTATACAACAGGATCCAATTACTAATACTCTCTTTATTATATCAGTTTCATCTCTATTTATAACATAACAATTTTTTTTTATTTTAATACCACATATACATTTATCTTTATGTGCCGCTTCTGTTTCGCCTTTACATGACCTTTCCCAATATTTATAATAACCACTGTTTATATCACCCCCCGCAAAAACATAATTTAATTGAAAATCTTCAACTTTTAATGTATATTCTTTTAACCCTTTTTTAAACCTTTCATATGATTTTATATTATCTTGCATTTTTGTAGAATTATATAATAATTCTATATATTTTATTTTAAAAATAAAACGCATTTCAGAATATCCGTGCATTTTTTGAGTTTTTAAAAATGTGTGCATTTTGAAAAAAGGTAATATGATTCCAATATATTATTATTATTATACTCTTACTGCTCATACTTCTCATGTTAAAAACAAAGTAACATAGAAAATATATTCTAGGGAGGGGGGGTACCCCTAGTAAAAAACAACTATAATGACTTTACCAAAATAACCCATGTTTTCTGTGCATCTGTGCAGACCCTGTGCAGACAGGTTTTAAGAACAATTTTAAAAATTTACATTTATGAGTTTTGGATTTAAATATATATTAATAATATTTAAATTTACATATTTAATAATGGAATAAAAAGTAATCTAATAGACATGGTTTCATCTTGTCTTAAGTAAATAGGATAGAAATTATTTAAATTATCATACCAATAAACAGTGATATCTACACTATGAATTGCATTATTACCGATTAGATTCATTTTTTTATAAGGGGATTGTAATACATACTGAGCAACAAGCCCTTTAGTCATATCAGAAGTATTAATAAAATCAAAATTAGCGACAATTTTTTGAGCGTTCAGAAGATTTTGACCTTTAACAATAGGTAGATATTCTGGATTTACAGGAATAGTGTCAGAAACGAATACAAAGCCCACCGCGACATTCCAATTAATAAGCGTCTGGCTACCATATTCAGAACTCATAACATAAAAAGCACTTGGAGAAGAGACACGAGTATTATTTTTATAATCGGCGATTGTAAATAGAACATTACGACCATTTGTAACAGCGGGATTATTAGATAATGGAATGCCGACAGTGAATTTTTGTAAATTAGTATTTGTAAATATTTTAATTGGAGTAGTTAAAGTTTTGGCATAAAAATTCACTTGAGCAACTAAACACATAATATGAGTAATTGGATCGATTTCAAACCAAGGAGCAATAGAACCCGCAGGAAGAGTAACTAATCCATCAAGAATGGTAAAAGCAGTCGATAAAGCAGTATTAAGCATCCCTATCATTTTATTGTAAGAGTACACATAATAATAATACGCAGATGTTTGTGGTAATAGTTCAGGAGGATCATAAACTAAGGATACTGGACCACTACCAATATTATTATAAACTAATTCAACTGTGTAATAATTAGTAGATGGATTAAATATAAAAATAGGAACATTACTCATAGGAATATTAAAACGGTCAACAGATAGATAATAATTAGAAGCATTATCAACTAATGCCTGGGATAATTGTTGATAATATCTCATTTGGGAATTTGCCCCCGTGTATGATTGCAAAACATCATAATATTGAATTCTATTTTGTTTGTTTGAAGTCATTTATATATTAATAATACATAAATGTTTTTATGAGTATAATTTATCTTCGAGGTCCTTTATTTCAAGCATAAGGTCCCTAAGGTCTATTTTTAGTTCTTTCATTTCGCATCGTTTATCGATAATTTCCTTAATGAGTTCATTAACATCAAGAATTCCCCCTTCTTTGATGGTTTTAAATTCTTCCTTCGCTTCATTATCTTCCTCTTCTTCAAAATGAACATCCTTTTTTGGAGCCTTTGATTTTTTCGCCTTGAGTTTAGGAAATTTTACTTTATCCGCCATTGTGTATATATTATAAATAGAAAATAAATAGATTGAAAATTAAATAATTTATTCGTCATCAAGAATTTCTAATATTTTAATAATTTTACTACGGGCATCTATAGAGTTACGTTCCATAATATCAATATAATCAACATCAATATGTATATAGCAGTGTTTTATATACTGTATAATTGCTTCCACAGTTTTAATATCACATTTTATTTCATCGAGTAAAACATTTATATTTGATTTCATTATATATTTAATGAAGAAAAAAAATATATATCTAAGTATAGAATATAACTAAACTATGGGAAGCCTACAAAAATTAAGTATTCTCGATCCACGTATAGAAGTATCTGAGACGTTCAAGCATTGGTTCGTAATGCTTGGAAGTCCTGAGATCAATACTCATGTGTATCAAACAACACAATATAACGAATCTAGTATGACATTCAATATTAATCTACCAAATAATACCAATTCACTTATAGATCGTAATAGCGCAATTGTTAAAATCCCGGTAACATTCACTATGGTCGGCGGTGCAGGAACAGGTAATACATATCAACCAAATTGTGAAGGTCTTAGAAACAGATGTCTAGATAGAACGATACAAACCGCTTCATATAATCTGAATGGTACTAATATGTCCTATCAACTCAGCGATCTATCTATTCCGCAAGGAGTTATGGATGAAAATAAGAATAACCAACAGATTATTCCCTGTATGATTGACTGTGCGCAAGACTATGCAACACTTTATGGAACTAATCGGAGTCCATTCGCAAAATACGTAGATAATCCAAATGAAATAACACGTAGGGCATATCCTATGACAGTTGTTTCAAATGATGCAAGTGGTGCGGTTCTAACAACTGATCTATATCAAAATCTTTTTGATTGGGGTATTTTTTCCAAAGATGCTGATGTGGTTGGTATTAATGTATATCCATTTTCGATTAATTTCACATTCGTCGCAGGTGTTGGACTTAATCGTATGTGGTCTCGCGATCTAACAAATCACACAAGGGCGCTAACTTCAATGACTATTAAATTTGGGGCTCCTCAAATCACAATGAATATCCTAAGCCTTCCGACAGGTCATACACTACCCGAACAAATCACATATCCCTACCATAAATGCGATTTCTTCCCTACAACTAGTTCATCCGCACTCGGTCCAGGTGTTTCAACTACAATGACATCTCAACTAATTGAACTACAGTCCCCTCCATCTCGTATTATGGTATATGTAAAACCATCAACACAGGCTATATTATCTAACCTCAATAGCGCTATTGGTTATACTGATTGTTTCGCATCGGTTACGAGAAATGTTTACGTATACGGACAAAAGACTAACCTAAAGGGGTCAGATACAGCAATTGACATTTTCAATATGAGTAAACGTAACGGCCTACCAGATAAAATTGGGTGGATGGACTGGAGTGGAAAAAATGGGCCGTTAGACGGCGCACTTATGGGTTCAATAGTTGTAATAGATCCGACCAAAGATCTAAGCGGAGACCATATTTGCGGTATGCCAGAGAAACTACAATTCCAGGCTACAATCGATTTTACAACACTTAACCCGAACACATGCACATATGATCTGTGTATAGTTACCATTTATGATGGAATTAACGTTCAGACAGGACAAATGTCTCAACTAACGACAAATGTAATTAATAGCCCGAATGAACTACAGATGAGCCCTATGAGTTATAACCAAATGAAGGCTTTAGTTGGAGGAGTAATGGCGGGTTCTAAGATAGGGGATTTCTTTAAAAATGCTTGGGGAAAAATTAAAAGTTTCGCAAGTCCAATTATAGATTTTGTCCGTAAAAATCATCTTATTTCAAATGTTGCTTCAATGATTCCCGCAAGTATTCCATATGTAGGACCAGCCGCACAAGGTCTAGCACCAATCGCGAGATCTTTAGGTTTCGGAGATGATGGCGGATGGATTGGCGGCGAAGATGGAGATGACGGAGATGACGGGGGTATTTTAGCGGGTCGTCGTGTTAGCAATTTAAGGAAAGGACATAGAGCACCTCGTAGATCACAACGGAGACAATATTAAATATGTGGAAAAACTTTTTTAAACCTTTAAATATATTAATTTTAATATATTTAAATAATTACTCAATAAGCATCATGCGGCGCCGCGATAACAAATGCGCGGGATATCTATTAATCATCGTGTATCTGCTTTCTCTATCAAAATTAATAAATTTTTCTATTTGTGTATTACTATAACCCCAATAATTTTTTAAAACATATCTCAACTGATATGCATTTACACCCCTAAACCAAAATATTTTTTGAACTTCATTATATAAATTCATATATAAATCTCTATTTTGACAAGTATAAAACAAATGAGAAGTTATAACTGTATAAATATGATATTGTCGTCCTAATGTAATACATTGAATTAATAGCGCGCATATCTTTTTTACTGTGTTTTTATTTGAGAAACTCATAAAGTCATCAAATATCAACATAGAATTATGAAACTCAGGCGATTTAACAAGATCAACATCCTTATTAGTAAATTTATCATCAATTAAAATCCTTCTTGCCCCCAATGTTTTACTATCATCAAAAGAAGGATCTGAAACTTTTTGAGAAAATATATATATATTATTTTCTGGATATATTCTGCGATACATTTCGCCTATTTTACACGTTGCATAAGTCTTCCCTTGTCCCATTGCACCGCATAAATAAATGACGTCGAAACCGTTTTTCTGATTAGGGATTGTTTGTAAATTACCTTCTGCCTTCTTATTTATTTTTTTGCCTTTCTGTTTTGTTTGATAATATACAATTTCATCATGTTTCTCATCTAATGCCAAAGCATAATCAGTCTCATCATACGTTAATGACATTCAACTATATATATAAGGTATATATTATCTCAACCAATTATATTAAGATGGAACACATTAAACAAGCATTTAAAAAATGCCTTCAAGAATTATTAATTGAGGTTAAATACCCTAAAGATAAGAAGCACGCAAAATTATGTGTAATTTGTTTAACAATATATGATGAGAGTAATTTAACGGAACATAATAAAACTGATAAACATGTGAATTTTTCAAAATTAAATGAAAAATTAAGGAAATTAAAAAATATTTAGGACATTGTGTAATATCTCATATTAAATCTATTAAATCTATTAAACCCTGATGCAATATTTTTTGGGTATAATTGATTTTCCGCACGCTTAACGAATTTTTTCCATTGTTCAATTACTCCTAATTTATCCACCAATCTCGGAATTTTTTTTTGTAAATATTCCTTTTTTTCTTTGGTTGATAATTTAGAGTACTCATTTACGTTCAAATCTGGAGTTGCCATTATCATTTCCAAAGTTGGAAAAATTTGCGTTGGAGTATTAATAGATGAATGTTTGAATAATGCAATTTCTGCCATTATTCTCTTACGATCTGAATTACTTTTACGATCTGCATTACTTTGCGCCATTTTCTTTAAAATATCAGCTTCTCTTTGATCGAGAGTATTAAGAGAATTAAATATATTTCGCGTAATATTTTCTGTTCTGAATAAATTTTGACTCGGCATTCTTGATACAATACCAACTTGTTTAACAAGGCTCATAGTATCTCTTTTATTTATTTTATCTTCAAATGATTTAGGTAGGGGAATATTTGGCATTTGAAATATAGGTTGTTGTGTCGGTTGCGTTCTTTGTTGCGTTGGTTGAGTTCTTTGTTGTTTCATTGTTTGTAAATAATTTTTATAAGATCCATAAGTTGAACGGTTATAAGGATTTGATTTTAAGAATGTTTTCCAACTAATCATTTTAGTATATCCATTTAAATTCTCATAACCTTTGTATTTATTCAATCTATTTAAATTGTGTAAATATCTACGTTTTCTATTTTCTTCTTCATCCCACATATTAACAGATACGTTATTATCATAACCTCTTTTTTCCATATTGTTTAAATACAGTTGTCTGCTATCATCTGCTGAAAATCCGCGCCGTCTATATCTTCCACCTTCATCTGTTGTGAATAATAATCTATTTTGAAACGCCGACATGTTTATAATATAAAATGATATTATTATAAATATTATTGATTAATAGAAAGAACCTCCTTTCTTTTGCGCTTTGGCTAATTTAGCCTCCGCACGTTTAGCCTTAAGAAGAGCCTTAGCAACTTCTTTTTCTGCTTTTACGCTCGCATTAAATAGTTTTCTAAGATAAGAACGAGAGTATATTTTAGGTTGCTTCCCCGTAAATTCGGAATAGGCCGCGCGTTTAGTTGCGGTTGACTTATTAGTACCACGTCTTACTCTTGGTTTTCTTGATACGCGTTTAGTTGGTTTATACTCCGCATTAAATAGTTTTCTAAGATGAGAACGAGAGTATACTAAAGGTTGCCCCTTTATAAACCGGTTATATGCACTACGTTTTGCAACTGTAGTCCTACGAACTCCCGTTTTTTTTGCTACGCGTTTTCTACCAACCGGTTTTCTATAATTAGTCTTTTTAAAATGCGCGAAACTCATACTAGAATTAGTATGAGTAGCAAGATATTTTTTATGCGCTTTTTTAGCGTTTGCGATACTTGTATAATACCCACCATCATTTCCACCACTGTATCCATAAAAACCGCTCATTTGTTTAGATTTGTATATATTACATTTATATATTAAATGGTAAAAATATTATTTTCTAATCATCGATGTTATAGCCGTAACTATCTGATCGTCATTCTTAAACAGGTCCATAAATTTTCGGAAATCACTTAATGGTCTATCTTTCATTATTATCCAACATATAACCCATCTTCCGCACGTAGACGTTCCATTACCTTGATATCTATGTTTATTATATAATACTGTATAACCACTTCCCAATAATAGATTAGTTAAATATGGTCTTCCATTTCCAAGATATAATTTAGGGTCGGGTTTTCTCCCATAACTATCAAAATAAGTAACAACCGCATTTCTACCAATACCGGAACGAGTTACTGTGACCCAATGACCTATATTACTTGTAGGATTTTCAATAAGTATTACAAATGAATTATTCACAAATATATCATCGAGATGTTTAAAAAATTTTAATTGGCTATATCTAACGATTCTCGTTTTAATAGTTTTTAATATATCAAAATCTGAAATTGGTTTCCGCTCTAATCTATTTATAATATCCATCTGATTATATATATATCTCATATAAATTATATAATGTCAATTTTAACAAAATACAATGCGAGAGATTATGAAAAATTATTTGATGTTAGAACTGATTACCCCCAAGATATAAAACAAGAAATTAAATTATATTCAGTTGATAAAGAAGCAAATAACGCCCATGTTATTGGAAGTTTCTCATATAAATCGGGAAATGCTTCAGATGTAGATTTATTTGAACCGGTATATAAACCAGATAAAAAAGTGTTAATTAATTTTTTCATTCTCGGTATAAAAAAAATAGTAAAAGATTTAATGGCATCACCAAAACAATATTTTATGGAAGTAAAATGCGGATTAGATCATTTATATTCGGATGTTGTCATAGGCGTTTGTAGTAATAATAACTATCAAGCGCCCGATCAATTTTTCGAATTAATGAATATTTATTATTCTTATGGTTTCATTAATGATAAAGAATACACAACTATAAAACAAATAGAAAATAAACCAAATAAAGATCAGAGAGATTTTGAAATAATTAAGAAACTAATAAGAAGTAGATCTATTTTGCGTTGGACTCCAAATGAAATATATAACGGATATAAAATTATTAAGGATATGAATGGCTATTATAAATATACTCTGAATATTGCGGTTCAAGAAAGATCTAATATTAATGTGGAAGGTATATTTTTAAATGATGATAATAAATACAGTGATTGTTCTAATTTTTTCACTTTATCATATAAAACTAAATATGGAAAATTACTATTTATGAATTTAAGTGATAAAGCAAATGAAGATTTTCTTGAATACAGAAAAGAAGATTTAAAAAATTCAATTTATACTTTAATGTATTCAAAATTAGAACCTAATCCAGTGAAAGTTATAAAAAGAATATTATCGTATGGTATCGCTTTTAAAAATGTTGATTTAGTAACGAGAGCGTATAAATTAGTAAATACTCAACATGGTAGATTATACGCTTTAAATTCTCAAATAAAAACAATTTCGAAAGTAATTCAAATACATGGTAATAAACATTTGTATAAAAAAGAGTTATATCACCATTTAGATTATATTAGATGGGAGATGCAAACACTAATATTATTGAATTTAGATTTAAATGAATCAATAGATGCTATTAAATATTTGATAAGTGAAAAGACAAGGGTCCAACCACAAACATTTATTAATACATTAAATGATATTTCACATACAATATCGGATTATCTTATTGCGACTGTTCCGAAGATGCTTTATGACTCAGGATTATATCCAATACCACAATTTTTAACCCCTAAAATAAAACCATTTTAAAAATTTTATATTATCTGTTATAATAATATAAATGTCTATATCAAATTTATTTGATGTACCTAATGATTATAACCTTTTTGCAGACACATTAAATATTACAAATCAATATAATAGATCTGATACATCTTTAATAGTTAATGGAAAAACTATTTTAAATGGAGAGGTTATTTTTTCGTTAACATCCAACTCATCAAATGAATCAACAGGTTCATTAGTTGTTTCTGGAGGAGCAGGAATAGAAAAAGATTTATATGTGGGAGGAACACTAACAGCAAATAATATTATTTATAAATCAACTGAGATTATAACAAATACAGAAGAAAGTACGTCTACATCTACAGGAGCATTACAAGTTGCAGGAGGAGCAGGTATTGCGAAAAATTGTCATGTCGGAGGAAATAATATTACGCGCGGAAATTCAACAACATACGGTAATGAGACAGTAATAGGAAGTATATTCGTAGGGGGTAATATTAATGGAAATTTAAAAACTACAACAACAGATTCAAATAGTACTTCAACGGGCTCATTAATAGTTTCTGGAGGTGTTGGTATTGCTAAATCATTATTTTGTAACTCTATTAATGCGACTACTTTAAACCTTTCGAGTGTCACGCCTTCAACCGATATTACAACAGGCGCATTAATCATTACTGGAGGTTGTGGAATTGGAAATAATTTAAATGTTGGAGGTAATACTACTTTTGGAGGTTTAACAAAATCGAGAACACTTCGAATAACTTCAACGAATAACTCAACAGATACATTTTCGGGTTCAGTAATAATAAGTGGAGGAGCATCAATAGCGGGAGACTTACATGTAGGAGGGGCTGTAATAGAATCAAATCCAAGATCGATGTATGTTCCGTCTTCTGATTGGTATTTACTTTATAATATGACAACTTCTCAAAATCTAAATATATTAGCCCGGTCTATTACTAATCAAATAACTCAATTATTAATTAATAGTACGAATATATCTACAAATGCCGATAACTTTATAAATACACAAATGCCGAGATTTTTAGTATATAAAACTGGATCTATTTATAATGTATTTATACAAACATCATCTAATACAAATCTAAATGTACTTACGAATGACACACCATTAATTATGACAAATTACGGATCTGATACTTATCCAAATGGTTATATTGATAACTATTTATTTGACACAAATACAAATTCTGGGTTCTCTTCATCTGATGTCTTTTATTTATATAATACAAGCGAAGCAAATAGCACATCGACGGGAACATTAATCGTAGATGGAGGTATTGCTTGCGGTTCTGGTATCTATGTAGGAGGAGGAATACAAGGGGGCATAACTACAAGTAGTACTGGAGGCTATTCAAAAGTATTTACTGATGATAATGGTAACCTTAATTTACAATCTTCATCGAGTGGAATTATTATTACAGGTTCAAATTCACAATTCAAGGTCCAAAGATACGACGATCTCAATGTGAATAAATTAACCAACGCCCCTATTTTTTGTTATGGGGCTATAAGTAGTTTAAAGAAAATGGGTTCTGTTGAGGGGTTTTTTGTAAATCCGAATATATGGGGGACTACTACATCTACAAATGCTAATTATGGAGGAATGTCTATGAGCGCGGGAACAGGAAATTTGGAATTATCATCTATTAGTTCAGGAGTAAACATAAGATCGCCCCCTAAATATACATTTTATGTGGCGGGAAATCAATACGGATTAGCGGATTATGCTAATTGTACGATATCTACAAATAATATTTCAGTAAATTCTGGCGATTTATCAATATCAAATGGTTACATTATGTTAAATAATGGTGGGACTACTCGAACAGGGTTAAAATATAGCACTGGAACTGGAGTGGATGCCGGGCAAGTCGGATCAATGAGTTGTTATTTCAAAACCACGGCTAATTATACAAATCCCCCGCCGAATGGAGTTACTATTATGGAGTTATATGGAAATTCGGCAAATAAAAGTAATATGATTCAATTATATCATCATACAAGCGGATATTTAAAACTACAATGTTATGATGATTATGGAAACCAATTATTCGATACTCAATTGATTACTTTTACGCCAATTGTGGATCAAGCGTATTTTATGTCAGTGGATTGGGATTTTACAACCGGATCAACTAAGGTGTTTTTAGACGGAACTCAAATAGGTTCTACATTTACAAATATCGCTGTTCGTGATTTTGGTATTTATTACATTGTAGATTGTCCTTCGAGTGCATCATTTGGAGTTTCATTTATACAAATATATCCAACAAAACAATATAACTCAACATATACAAGACCAATAAACACAAACTATAATTTAGTTAGTTTTCCATCTTCAGGTGGGGTGCAAATTTTTAATGATGTTACAGATCAAACATCAGGATTAATTACATGTGGACTTGATGGATCTTTAAATTGGAATGGAACCGGACTCCCCGGGCAATTCATACCTACTCAGATAATTCAAATTACAAATTCAACTTCATCAACAAGTATAACAACCGGCGCATTACAAGTTGTTGGAGGTATCAGTACACAAGAAAATTTAAATATTGGTGGTTCAATTGCTTCTTCAAATATCACTTCTGGATCATTACAAGTAGTCGGAGGTGTTGGTGTTGGTGCTTCTTCACATTTTGGAGATACTGTAACAATTCATAATAACTCGACAACATCACTATTAACTCAATTAAATACTGATGTAAGCGGAATTTTTAACGTTAATATAAATTCTGCTGTAAAAGTCAATACAGCAATAACGTATGATTGGTATGGGGCATTTTTAACATCTCCGAATGCTGATTTTTCAATCGCTAATACATCTTTAATTGCTACAACAACTGGAACTGTTAGTATTTCAAATGGAAAATTAAATATTGCCCCTTCTTCTTCTTGTTATTGGACTGCAACAAGTGGAGGAAATACTATTGATGGAATAACGGATGGCTGTTGTAATTTCAAATTTACCCCTGCATACGCAGGATATCCAACGGCTACGGTGACTATGTTCCAATTAGTTAATAGCACTGGAAATTTCAATAAATTACAAATGTATCATATGAGTTCAGGATCTCTAAAAGTTGGTATGTATGATTCAGCCGGTACTGTTATATTTGATACAAATTTATTATCAACATGGTTAAATGGGGCTTCCGCTGGAATTGAATATGAAATGGAATTAAATTGGAGTTCGACGGCTGTTAGACTTTTTATAAATGGGACACAATTAGGGGCGACAATAGTACCAACATCTACGAGATCAGGAACTTGTACCCGTATAAATACTATGTGTGGCGCTTCTGCTTCTGGTTTTGCGATTCGACAATTACAAATATATAAAACGGTTCAACATACAAGTAATTATACTGCATTACAACCAATAGGAGGTAATCTATTAAGTTTAACTGATAAAGGTTTAACTATTCCAATAACAACGATATCAACAAGTAATTTAACAGGGTCATTAATCGTTGCTGGAGGAGTTGGAATAGGTGGTACTTTATGCGCTAATAGATTACCTATTACTTTATGGTATATGGGTCCTATCTCAAATAATTCAAATACTGACGCTTATTTCTCATTAAATCCCGATACTGGATCATCGGGTAGTAGAACAGTATCGGATAGTGTATTATTTAATGTTGCTTATCCTGTGGTTCATGCTTATGGTATGGGTCAATTTGGTAATTTGAACGCCGAAGTATGCACTCTTAAACTTTCAATGGTAATAGATAGCACTACATATATATTCTTTGAAAACCCGATAACCGCGTCAGATGCCATTGATGCTACTAACTCACAGATGGATATATATTACAAAATAGTACCAATAACTGGATCAACATTTGACGTTTATATTGTCGGAACAACTACATTTTCAGATACTGGAGCCGGTGGTATTAACGCCTTTAACACCAAACAAAGACCCATATATTATATCGCAAATAATGGAGGAAGTCATTTTACTAGAGGAAGTACTTATTCTTTTGATGGTCAATACAAATATGAAACCGCAAGCACAAGCAATTACGCAACAATTGTAATTGCAAGACATGATCTATTAAATGTTTATTAAATCAAATTATTTTCAGTTATATTATTATAATTGAAATGACTGATGATTTTGGAACTACATATTTAGCCCCTACTAAATCGGGGGGAAGAGTTTTTAATTCAAAATGGCATCTTGGAAGTCCAAGAATATTTTATAGTACATCATTAAGTGTTTTTGATGATCTATGCTTTAGGGGGAATACTGGTACATATGTAATAGGGGCTGGTACCCCAATGTCTTTAGATTCAACTGGAGAGGCGACTTTTTGTATGTATGGAATCGCCCCCCGTATTTATTCTCGTAATTATTTAGTTGATGGAGTCTCAACCCCTTGTAATGTTGATGGTTATGACCCTTCGATAGGTCTGATACCGTGGAATAGTCATGAGACGACTTTTTATAGTTTACTTACTAGGAATGATTGTTTTCAATCTTATTCCGGTTTTACGATCGGGTCGTTTACTAATCACATACCAGATAGCGCCCCGGACCCGAATAGTTTAGGTATTCCAAATCCAAAAAAATTAGGAGATTATTCAAGCAGAACAGGATATGGTCAAATACAATTTGGCGGGGCAGCGTTTTTTAAAAAGGAATTGCTGTTCCCTCAAACCTTGGCTGAAGCATCAACTATTGCAAAATACCCATTTAATGGACCACTTCCATTGAATACCTGGATCGGGTTTAAGGTTATATGTAGAGAATATTCCAATGTATTAAAAAATAATATTCAAATATTTACAGATATGACAAACGGATTAAATGGAGGTGATTGGAAAAAACAATTAGATTTTACTGATTACATGGGATGGAGTTCACAACAAGCAATAGAAGCAGGAAAAACAGATGTACCGCAACCTTCAATGGTTCCGGATACTATTACAGGATTACCAATAGTTGGCGATTTTTGGACGGGCGCTCCGTTAGTCGCTCAATACTTAGGTAAGCCCGCAATAGGTAGTAGTTTATATAGTCCCGCGCAAGATAATTTTAGCATCTTTATAAGGAATGACTACACAAACCCAATATATGGTGCGCAATTTTATAAAAAATTTAGTATTCATGAGGTAGATGAATTATATGAACTCCCCCCACCATCAAAACAGAGAAACGTTAACAACCTTATTGATATTTTCATTTAATATTAGATAATTATTTTATAATCATTTTATAATATATTATTATAATATATACAAATCGTTATGAGTATTTCAAACATTCTAAAAAGTAGGAACCATGATAAATGGCTATTGGAAGGAGAAACATTAAACCTTACCGGAACGGTTAATTCCATAAGTTCAACAACAGGAACACTAATAGTATCTGGAGGTGCTGGATTTGGTAATGATATTCATGTAAATGGGTATGTTTATTCACTTGGATCCGGTGGTGATTCCGAAAATTTACATTTAACGGGTACAACTGTATCATCAAGTCCTTCGAGTGGTACCTTAATTGTTGATGGTGGAGCGGGATTTGGTAATGATATTCATGTAAATGGTTATGTTTATTCACTTGGATCTGGTGGTGATACCGAAAATTTACATTTAACAGGTACAATTGAGTCTTCAAGTCCGTCGACTGGTACCTTAATTG